GCCTCTCAAACTGGTTAGTATTAACCCAGCAGACATTATTGGTGCTCAGGAATTGTGGATTTTTAACAGTAAAACACGCAAACTTGGCAAGTATGTGGCTGCTGAGTTCCAAGAACTTGGTATTAAAGGCACCACTATTACAGGCTTCAGTGAAACAAAATCTGTGCAAAAAACTTTGCGTAAGCCTGCAGAACAAATCAAGGCCTTTAAAGAGGCCGGCAAAGTGGTTCTTCGCAAGTTCCTCGAAGAGATCAATGCAGTAGATACCAAGATGAACGGTCGAATCAACGAAGAAATTATGCTGTTAAAGGTTGCATAATATTTCAGTGAGAGTTTGATAAATACTGATATGAATAATACCAATATCGATCAAACTCTCGCTGAATTCAATGATGCTTTTAAAGCACTGTTGGAACAGGCACATCGACCTGTTGCTCAGGAAATTACACAATTTGTAGAATTTCGTGCCAAAGACGGTGGCACAAATAGCGGCAAGGGAATCCTTTGGTTTGGCGAAGGCAATGTAAAACAATTTGTGTACAATGCAAAGCCGGATAGATTTTTCTCATCCGAGCACATTGAACTGTTCAAAGATCGCACATTGATCATTGGCGGAGTGCCAATTCTCAGTTCTACAGAACTAGGCACATCTGTAACAAAGAGTAACCTACGTGAACTAGGAAGGCTGCGAGGATTGATCGTAGACGGCTCAATGGTAATTGATCAATATATCTATTACAATAAAGAAAATAATAGACTGGGTCTGGGCACCGACACACCAAATGCAGGATTATCTGTAGCACAAGACGGTATCGAAGTTGTACTTGGAACCAAAGATCAAACACGTGGCATGGTGGGTACTCATGCTAGCACGCCTTTTGACATTATCACCGATAATACAGCTAGAATAAGTGTATCACCTGATGGAAATATACAGTTAGGCAGCATTGAACAGGCACCTATTCAGGTGGCAATTCATGGAAAATTGAGTATTGGGGTCAAGAATCCCGATCCAAATGTTGATTTACACGTGAATGGATCAGTAAGATTAAACGGACGTATGCAGTCATATGCAAGCACACCTCCAGATTATGGAGCATATACTCGAGGCGACATAGTTTGGAATTCAGAACCCGAAATTAAAAAGTATATAGGTTGGGTCTGTGCAAAATCCGGTGTACCGGGAACGTGGTTACCGTTCGGGGAAATCAAAGATAGAGATAGATGATATCAGATTCTGTACTGGTAATGGGCAATGGCGAAAGCCGTAGTTCTATTAATATACAAAATTTACTAGGCAAGATATCATTGGTAGGATGTAATGCCATACATCGAGACGCTGTGGTCAATCATCTTGTTTGCTGTGATGAGCGTATGGTAAGAGAAGCTGTAGAAAATCCAAACACAGCTTCAACATTCATTTATGTTCGAGAGAACGCATATCAATGGTTTCGCAAGGTGCAAAAGCACAAAAATATAATTCTATTACCTGATATTCCCAATCAAGAACACAATAGAATCGATCAACCAAGAAACTGGGGTAGTGGAACATATGCATTACTGGTTGCTTCTCAGTTGCCAGATATTAAAAAAATCTATCTACTGGGTTTTGATTTATACGGCAATGACAAGTTGGTAAACAATCTTTATAAAAATACAAAAAATTATTCTGCTGGAGGATCACACTCAATTGATCCCAGCTATTGGATATGGCAAGCGGCCAAAGTATTCAAATTGTTTCCTGATATAAAATATAGTATTGTGAATCATGACCATTGGCCAATGCCTCCGGAATGGAAAAAATCCAATGTTGGGTTTTTCAGTATAGAAAATTTTAAGAATCAGTTGCATAACAGTTAAATAGACTGTATACTAAAACTTAGCGGACTTTTTACGTCATTCATCCCGCTTTATAAACTCTGCATGTCGTCAAACTTGCTACCTTAATAAAGGAGACTAGAGATGGCAAATCTACAACCCGTACTTTATAAGTACACTTCGACAAAAGAATATCACGATGCATTTCCCTGTGCTTACAGGCAATGGCGAAGTGATAGTCACTGTAATCTAATTCACGGCTATTCATTTAGCATGAAATTTTACTTTGGCACCAACGACCTAGATGTCCGCAATTGGGCGGCTGACTATGGTGGTTTAAAAGAACTTAAAAAGACATTAGAAAACCAATTTGATCACACACTAATTGTTGCACAAGACGATCCATGTCTTGCTACATTTAAAATGTTGCAAGAAAAGAATATGGCTAAGATTGTTATTCTACCCGCACTGGGTTGTGAAGCACTAAGTGATATGCTCTACAAGTATGTCAACGGCGTTTACATTCCAGAGATGTGGGGTCCAGGTGAAGCCGCCCGCTTGTGGTGCTATCGTGTAGAAGTACGTGAGACGCAGAGCAATATGGCATTCCGTGAAGGTCATCGTGAATGGAATGAGGATTTGTTTGCGTGAATTCATTTGAGCGTATATGGGCCCGGGCAACCGGGCACCTAATGGGAAACACTGACAACGACCGACCCGATGTACCTATTCTTACATTGCGTGAAGCAAGGATAGCATTGTTCTTAAAAACTTTTTGGGTTGGAATCCATATTATTACCTGTTTCTTTATTATTGCCAACACCATTAGGCATTGGTAAATAATTATATGCGTACATTTAACATTCATAATATAAAATTAGGAAACAACGAGCCGTTGGTATTGATTGCCGGCCCTTGTCAAATTGAAAGTCTAGATCACACACTCGAAACTGCACACAGTATAAAAGAAACCTGTGACAGTTTAGGAATTAAGTTTATCTACAAAAGCAGTTTTGACAAGGCCAATAGAAGCAGTATATCAACTCGACGAGGCATTGGAATTGATGAAGGTTTAAAAATTCTCAATACCGTCAAACATAATCTTGGAGTGCCAGTTTTAACTGACATTCACGAAAGCTATCAGGCAGAACTGTGTGCTACAGCTGGCATAGATGTACTACAGATCCCAGCGTTTCTCTGCAGACAGACTGACCTATTGTTGGCAGCAGGTGCTACAGGCTGTGCTATCAATGTGAAAAAAGGGCAGTTCCTTGCTCCTCACGATATGAAGAACGTTGCGGCAAAGATTGCCTCAACGGGCAATGAACGAATCATGTTATGCGAAAGAGGATACACTCATGGATATAATAACCTTGTTGTTGATATGCGTAGTCTACCCATTATGGCTGGCACCGGGTATCCAGTGGTCTTTGATGCTACACATAGTGTGCAGCAGCCCGGAGGATTGGGCTCAGTCTCCGGAGGGGATCGCACTATGGTCCCGTACCTCGCGAGGGCAGCAGTGGCCACCGGATGCGTGAGTGCTGTGTTTATGGAATGTCACCAAGATCCAGACAATGCGCCTAGCGATGGTCCTAATATGATCACATTAGCTAATCTCAAAAACGTATTAGAAAGTCTTATAAAAATAGATGGAATTGTCAAATCCTCCCCAAACTAAACAAGAACGAAAACATCTCAAAGCCTTAAGGAGACTTGAAAAAGAATCTCGGCAATCACCACAACAAGGTATTGTGGGAGATGTTAATCTTGAGAAAATAACTGTACTCTGTGTTAAATTTGGTACCAAGTACGGCCGCGAGTATATCGAACGACTTCGTAACATGGTATCCCGCCATCTCACAGTGCCTTACGAATTTGTCTGCATCACTGATGATCAACACTCCATAGAAGGTGTTCGAAGTATTGTGCAACCTATGAAAAATTATAAAAAAATATGGTGGCACAAGGTACATATGTTCGATCCCGGTCTGCCTATCAATGGTAGAATCGTCTATTTTGATCTTGACGTAGTGATACACGCCAATATTGACAGTCTTGCAATTGGACACGGACACAGTTTCTTGGGCATCAAAGATTTTAATAGAAAATTTCATGCTTCATGGACCTATCTCAATAGTTCTGTAATGAGTTGGATGCACGGTTCTCAGAGTCATATCTATCAACAATTCAACAACAATCCCAACGAAGCACAGAAGCTTCAAGGTGATCAAGATTGGATATGGAAGACCAGCAAGGATCGTATAAAATTTTGGCCCATAGAATGGATACTGAGTTACAAATGGGAAATACGTAGTCGCGAGGAACTGGTGTTGAAGGACGGTAAACGACTTTTTAAATCAGTAATCAATCCCAAAATTCCAACCAATTGCAGTGTCTGTGTGTTTCACGGAGATCCGAATCCTCACGATGTTTTGGATCCGTATGTTGTTGACAACTGGCGGTGACGATGCTATACTAGTAGCATGACTATTATTACCCCCGAAGCATTACGCACTCTGCTTCTTGAAAATGAGTGTGTTGTTGAGTTTACCAAAGTAAATGGCGAAGTGAGATCAATGCCCTGTACACTCAAGGCAGAGTTCATTCCGCCCGCACCTCCACATATTACTAACACAGATAATCCCGTTGACTTTCCAAAAGTTAAAAAAGAAAATCCCAATGTCATGAATGTTTGGTGCTTGGATAAAAAGGAATGGCGATCCTTTCGTATCACCAATGTAATCTCAGCGAAAGTTAAAGATGAAATTAACAACATACAGTCGCAATAAAATTCTAAAAACTTTTGAACTCTGGAATGTACCTAAAGAATTTGCTGATTCTATGTACAACTATCTTGTTCACGGATACAGTCCCGGCGGATGTTTCACAGCAGTACTAGCCAATGACTTTCATCGTGCTATCGTTAGCAGTCATCCTGGCAATACCGTTGAAGCATTTAAGGCCCTATCAGGTTGGATTCTAGAACAGGTACCCACAGAAGCAAAAGGCAACTATAACAATGTTGAAGTTTGGTGCAGTTTGCCTGCAGATGTTCGTAGAACCATATTGGAAGACTACGAGCTAATCTACACTACACAAGAAGAAGTTATGATGGCTTTGCAAAGTAAGCCTACAGTTGAACCCGTGCTTTATTAATGAAAGAAACTATGATTAAGCGAATTGGTTTTGCCTGCAAGTGGATCAACGATCCTGCAGAAGTCAACGGCATGAAAATTAATGCTCGTGATCGCGACTTAAATACAGGCAGCACCACAGTTAGGTGGTTGCGTGAACATCCTCAAGAAGCAGAACAGCGACTTTGGGATCTAATGAAACGAAATATTGATGCCTGCACCAAGTTGGTAGCCAGGGTAGGAACACTAGATGAAGATCTTAGAATGGTACGACTCAGCAGCGATATACTGCCTGTATACACTGAGCCTAGTTGGAAGTGGTTTTGGCGGCAGTCCGATGTTAGAGCCTATGCAGAAACAGCATTTAGAGCAGTGGGAGATTTGGCTCGCCAGAACGGTGTTCGCCTGTCTTTCCATCCTGGTCAGTTTTGCGTGTTGGCAAGTATCAACCCTGGTATTGTAGAACGCTCAATAGAAGAGTTCGAGTATCATGTAGACATGGCTCGCTGGATGGGATATGGTAAGACCTTCCAAGACTTTAAAATTAATGTGCATATTTCAGGCAAGCTGGGTCCGCAAGGCGTTCGTGATGCGCTGAGCAAAATGACACCCGAGGCTCGCAACTGTCTTACCATCGAAAATGATGAAATGACCTGGGGCATTGATTCCAGTATTGAATTGGTCAAGGACTGTGCCCTGGTCATGGACATACATCATCATTGGATTAACTCTGGAGAATATATTGAAGCAACTGACGACCGTGTTAAGCGGATTATTGATAGCTGGCGTGGCGTTCGCCCTGTTTTACATTATAGTGTTTCACGGGAAGACTGTCTTATTGACCATCCCGGACATATCCGTCCCAATCTTTCGACCCTCCTAGAGCAGGGCTACAAGAAACAGAAACTCAGAGCACATTCAGAATTTTACTGGAACACAGCAGTGAATGAATGGGCCTTGACATTCCGTGAGAACTTTGACATCATGTGCGAAAGCAAGGCTAAAAATTTATCTAGCTTTGCACTCTACGAACAAGATCTTAAACAGCTGGCTTAGCTTTTGGCTTGCGGACGACTGTAGGCTTAGTAGGGGCAGCTTCCTTCTTAGGGGCAGCTTCCTTCTTAGGGGCAGCTTGCTTCTTAGGGGCAGCAGGTCCACGAGCTGCCCGAGTTTTTGCAGGCGGCGTCTGTTCAACTACAGCCTCTGCTACAACAACGGTCGGAGCAGCTACTACAGCTTCAATTCCAACTGGCATAGGTGCTGCTTCAACTGCAGGTGCTGCCTCAACTTTGTATGGTACTTCCGCAGTTTGTTCTGCTGGCTTGGCACCAAATAGTTTCTTTAATAAACCGATCATATTAAATCTCCTTAGGAATTTATTTAGCGGTAAATACATATATGGAATTTAAATTCATTCAAAAATTTATTATTGAAGGCAAAAAAGACAAACTCATACAGTTGACCCTGCCCTACGACCGTGATGAATTGGCGCCGATAAAAAGTAAAGAAACCTTAGATTATCACTACGGAACACTGTACAAGGCCTATGTTGATCGATATAACAAGGGTGAAGGTGATGACGATTTCAATGAGGCCGGCGCATTTTTGCACAATATCTATTTTGGTCAACTGCAAAAACCAGAGGGTGCCAACAGGCCCTATGATGCTATTTTACAGTTTGTAGAAAAACACTTCGATACTTTTGACAGTTTCAAAGAAGAATTTGAAAAAACAGCCATGACAATACAGGGCAGCGGATGGGCATATTTGGCCCGTGATGGTTCAATCAAAACCATTGTGAATCACGAAATTAGAAATGATATTGTGTTATTAGTAGATTGGTGGGAACATGCTTGGGCACTAGACTATCAGGCTGATAAAAAGAGCTATTTGAAAAACATATGGAAAATAATCGATTGGAGAATAATTAATGGCGTACTCGGACAAGGTAATTGATCACTATGAAAATCCCAGAAATGTGGGATCGTTTGAAAAAGATGATCCTGATATTGGTACAGGGATGGTCGGGGCCCCGGCATGTGGGGATGTAATGAAATTACAAATAAAGGTTGACAATGATACAGGTCTTATTACAGATGCAAAATTTAAAACGTATGGCTGCGGATCGGCTATTGCGAGTTCAAGCCTCGTTACAGAATGGGTCAAAGGAAAAACACTCGACCAAGCTGGATCAATTAAAAACAGCGAAATCGCCGAAGAACTAGCTCTACCTCCAGTTAAAATACACTGTAGTATATTGGCAGAAGATGCCATCAAAGCAGCCGTTAATGATTACCGTAACCGACACAGCGTCTAAACGAATCAAACAGACTCTAGCCAAGCGTGGCCGGGGTGTTGGCATTCGCATAGGTGTTAGGACCACAGGTTGCAGTGGATTGGCCTACGTATTGGAATATGTGGACGAGTACACTCCTGAAATAGGAGTTACTAATTTTGCTCAACAAGACTTTGTAATATTAATTGATGCCAAAAGCCTAGTTTATCTAAACGGGCTAACAATGGATTGGGTTCGCAATGGACTCAATGAGGGATTTGACTTCGTCAATCCCAATGAAAAAGATCGTTGCGGTTGCGGTGAAAGTTTTAGAGTTTAGAAATATCTAGATCAGTGTCGGTGGGCATATCCCAGATTTTTTTGTGATCTGCTCCTGTTCTCTGTGCAAATCTCTTGATATCACACTTAGAACAACAATGAAAATAATTGTTGTTCAAACGCTTTCTATCTATTTTTTTTAGATCTCTGTCAAATACAGTATCACAGTCATCACACTTTAACGTCACAATGGTTTTTGTCCTTGTGTAACTGTGTTGATTGCCCAGTTTACTAAGCCTAACATATTGATTTTTTTGTGATCTGGTCTCTATGAACATGCAG